AATATTAAAAATTTAATTTTTTTTTTTTTCAATTCTCATTTGTATTTTCCGAAAATGGACAAAAATAAATGTCCATTTTCGATATTTTCATTTGAGAATTGAAAAAAAAAAAAATTATTTTAAAAATTTCAGTTATGTAGTATAAACAAGATATTTTCATATATTTATGTAGGGGAGTGGTTGGTAAGCTGAAAAAAGTGCACTAAAACCCCGAAAAAACCTTTAAAAAAACGAATTTAAGCATATTTTTATGAGCATTATATAAGCATATATGTCGTCTAAAATATGCTATAATAGCGATGGTAACAAAACACAAAAATATGTTTGCGAACCTTGCTCGTATTCCTGTAACAAAATATTTTTATTTAAACAGCACTGTTTAACGAAAAAACATAACAGGTCACAATGCTCAAGTGGCTCAAAAATATATGCGCCTGTATATACGTGTGGTTGTGGCAAGCAATATAAACACGTCCAAAGTTTTAACCGACACGAGAGAAATTGTAAATCCTCTTCTGGAGATAAGGAAAAGGAGGATTTGCGAACAATGGTATCGTTGTTAGTATCTCAGAATCAGAACATGCTTATGGAAAATCACGAGATGCGCAAAATGGTAAAGGAGATGATTCCTAAAATAGGAAATACCACTATAAATAATAAATTCAATCTCAATGTATTTCTTAACGAACACTGTAAAGATGCTATTAATTTGACAGAATTTATAGATACATTGAATTTAGAAATGATTGATCTTGATAATACGAGACAACACGGATATGTAAATGGGATTGCAAATATATTTATAAGAGGGTTGAAACAACTCGACTTACATAAACGTCCTATACATTGTAGTGACTACAAGCGTGACATTCTTTATGTTAAGGATAATGACGCATGGGAAAAGGATACGGAGGATAAAACCATAATGAAAAATGCCCTAACAAATTTAGCTAAGAGACAGATTGATAAAATTAAAGAGTGGGAGGATAAAAATCCAGAGTGGAACAAAACAGAAGATGGTACTAATAAATATATTAAAATGGTTAAATCAATTACAGATTGTGAAGACAATAAAGGAGAAAATAAGATAATTAAGACTATTGTGAAGGAAGTTGTCATCTCAAAAGAAATGATGATAAAGAGTTAATGATAAAGAATATAAAAATAATAAAATTTAACTATTATTATAATGACAACTAAAGATGAACTGGTAAGTTCAATAAAAGAATGGATACGATTGGAGGATGAAATGAAAGTTTTACAGAGTGAATTGAAATCTAGACGTGTTCAGAAAAAAATGCTGTCAGATAATCTTGTAGATGTTATGAAAAACAATGAGATTGACTGTTTTGATCTGGCGGGTGGAAAACTTATGTATTCTTCGAATAAGGTTAAGGCTCCGCTTAGCAAGAAGTATTTGCTTGATAGTTTACAATCATACTTTGGTGAAAATCCACACATTGATTCCAATGATGTGGCAGAGTATGTTCTAGAGAATAGAGAAGTTAAAATTAAAGAGTGTGTTAGACATAAACCCCAGAAATAATATATATATTTAGGTTATATGTCACAGACGGTAATTTACAAAGGTTTAGATATATTGACGGATAATGAACCGACAATAAAGAGAGGCGAACCAATCAGGATGTGTTTATATTCAATCTCATATAAAGAGAATAGTAACAATAAACCATTTTTAGAATTTCTTCTCTACCGAGATAACAATATTTTAGAACTTCCTACATTTTTACATACAACAAATACACCCAGTAATGATTGTATGGGTGTAATTAATAAAATGTTTAAGATTGATAAGGATATAGAATACAAGGGGTATTATGATGATAATATACTGTTCTTTGAAACAAACAATGTTTATAATCTGGCCACATATAAAACTAAATCGGATGAGTTGTGGTTTGTGAATGTAGACGAAATAATTAATCACAGAACATCATTACATTATGATATTGACTCAAGATTAACACAGTTATTTTTAAAGAACTCTGAATTAATATATTTAGTTGACAAATATAATAATAATTTAGAAACGCCATTAACCGTATATTATGGAAAGTCAATTAATAAAGTGACCGCAATATCAGTTTTTGGTGCGGATAAAGGGAATTACATCTCGTCTATGGGTCCCTTTTATTATATGGGAACGTATATCAGGGGCATCAGATATGGTTGTTGGAGTTCTGATTATAAGGAAACATTTATTAACGGTGTTCCAATAACAGATAAAAACGGGAGGTATAATAATGGTGGTTTAGTTAAGTTTGTATTCTTTCCTGGTAGCATGAATATGTCTATTAAACGGCGAAACGATAAAAAATCCGGTTTTGAAAAAATTAAAACAGGTGTTGAAAAACAAAGTTATTCTGGATTTGATAATTATCCTGAAAAGAATAAGTTATGGGTGGATAATTTCGACACTATTATTTTGGACAGAACTACTAATATCTCTGAACCACAATATGTGTGTAGAAGCAGTTTAGTTATTGTTCCTGTGGCATATTATAATATAGATACCAGTAATGCCGCGAGAGACAAGTTAAACGATATTACTATTGATTAATATATATAGTAAGTGTATATAATGGATAGTACAACACAAAAACTGGGCTATTTTGCGTTTTCTATTTTTGTTATTACTGGGTTCATAATGGCAATTACAACGGCATTTAATTTTCTGAATATTGGATTTGATGCATATGGTAGCTATTTAATATGGTTTATTGCATTATTTCTTTTCTATTGGATATTGCCATCGACGTCGGGTGATATATTTACTGGAGGTGTTAACTTAAATATCCAATAACTCAAACGTTATCTTCATCACTAATAGGGTTGGTTGATTCTGTATTTTTATCATCTAGTATTTTTTGTATTAGTTCAATACTTCCCTTATTATCCATTTCGCTCATTACTTCATCCGGTGTTGGATACCGTTTTTTAACCTTATAAAAATTAGTGATTATTCCTTCTACTACGTCTGTGCGTTTTCGTGAATCAAGATTTTTGGCTATTCCTTTAAATAATACCGCGGTAGCCGAGTCTAGAAGTAGTTCCTTTTCCTTGAATACGCTATGTTTTGTTGTTTCTAATGCGCCACATATTTCAGGTTTCTTAAGCTCAGGGTCGTAATTCATTCCGTTCTCGTCGCAAAATTCGCGCTTAAATCTTATAATTATCTTTTCTGATATTGGTGGGCTGGTCTCCATTAGTCTGTCAAATTCCTCCTTTTGTGTTTTAATCAGCTGTCTGACGTCTGTGCGTTCCCTCGGATCTTTGGCCAACTCTACCTTTATGTTACGGTAGAATTTACCCCATGATATGCTGCTAACACGATGCGCCTCATTATATTCGCTTATTTTTAAGAACTGTTGGATTGTAGTTAGAATTCCGGCGAAAATATTGACCGCGCCAATAATCGACGATACGGCTGGTTTAATATCTGGTGGAAAACGGTCCTGTGCGAAATTGGCAGTTCCTGTAAGCGTACTCATTACAATTACAGGAATGGTAAACCATGTATTTGCTTTTGAGTATTCAATGTGTGATTTTGCGTGGAGCCATCTAAAACAAGTTGCCTTATCTGCCCATTCGATGAGAATGTTTTCGTGATGTTCCGTCCATACACCTGCTTCCTCTACTTCAGATACATTATCTGAAAGCGTATCATTAATGATTGGATTCTCAGTTGTCATTATATAATATATAATTTATAAAAAATTCTAATTATATATTAATGAAAGATACATTAGAATTAAAACACAGCTTTGAAAATATTAAAAACCTTCGCAGTGATATTCAAAATATTTTTGATACCATAAAAGCTAAATCAAATACACTAAATAAAGTGTATGAAGATATGATAAAGGCACATTGTAAATCTGAATATATGTTTGGTATAGACTCGTTTCATTTTCAGAACGAATTAATTACTAGCGATTATGAAAATATGTTGAATTCGTTTAAAAAAATAAATAATCGAATGTATTGTGAATATTATCAGTTGTATGTCTTAATTCGCAAATATATTGAGAGTGATATTACAAATGATTCACTTCGCAGTAAGGTATTGATAAATAAAAAATTTCCAGTATATAAAGTTTTAGATACACATAGAGTATATAGATTTGCCCATGTAATCGAGTTACACGATTATATTACAAATACAATTGTTGAATTAGAGTCTTATCGAATAGCTAAAGATGCTGAATTGGCTACCGATACTCAACAATCTAAACAGGGTCTTAATATTGGAAATCTTGTGAACTCGTATAGGTACTCTAATGCCTTGTTGTGTGAAAAAATAAAGATGTTTGTAAGATATTTGAAGGTGTTTCATCAGCACCATAAAAAATATTTAACACGTCTCTCTATAAAGACTAAACTAATCATCGGAATAATAAACGAGGATATAATTATAAAACAACTTAATTCATCAGGTACGTCAAATAATAACACAAAAAAACAAAATCTCAGTGACGAAGAAAGCATTCTTAAATATGTAGGTGATAATGAGAATGACAATATAAATCATGAGTTAACTACTATTGTATCTAATATATCTAAATCCGAAGATGGTAGTGACGACGAATTACATTCCATATATACTAATTCGTCAAATTCCACAATAACCACTAATAAAAGCGACAACATCGTCGAGAAACCCGTGGAAGCAGAACCCGTGGAAGCAGAACCCGTGGAAGCAGAGCCCGTGGAAGCAGAACCCGTTGATGTAGACCCCGTGGAAGCAGAACCCGTTGATGTAGACCCAGTAGAAGCAGAACCCGTGGAAGCAGAACCCGTTGATGTAGACCCAGTAGAAGCAGAACCCGTTGATGTAGACCCCGTGGAAGCAGAACCCGTGGAAGTAGAACCCGTTGATGTAGACCCAGTAGAAGCAGACCCAGTAGAAGCAGACCCAGTAGAAGCAGACCCATTAGAAGAAGAACCCATGGATACAGAACTCGTGGAAGAACTAGAAGCAGAACTTGACGAGGTTGTAAATGAGGATAACCCAGAAGCAATAGGTGGGTGTTTTATAATGGAATCTGATATTGGTCAGAATGACATAAACAAAAAAACTTCGTCTGATGATGTTATGTGTATTCACGATAATAGTATTAAGTTAATAGTAACCGATAATTCTAATAACGCCGAAAAAATATATCCACAATGTCTTTAAATATAAGATTATTTATATATAAAATTGAATATAAATAACCACCATTAGATAATGTATATGGAAAAGCGTATTAAAAATAAGCTAGATAAACAGCAGGTTGTATTTAAAAGTGAAATTCAGAAATGGATTAATATTAACAATCTATTCGCAGATAATCAAAAACAAAGCGAGTTTCTCAAATTCGTTTATGATTATGATAGTGTATCTTTATCGCAAGACGATTTTCAGAAACGCAAGCGTATTAAAAATGTGGTTCCGCAATGCGATAGATGCGAGGCATGTAGGGCGGATGGAGACCAATGTACGAGACGGCAACAAACAAATGAAAAATATTGCGGGACGCATAAGAAAGGCACACCAAATGGAATTATGAATGTAACAAATATAGAAAAAGATGATAAACACAAGAAAATAGAAGTCTGGTATGAAGAGATTAATGGTATATATTACTATATTGACGATAGTAATAACGTATATAAAAACGAGGATATTATGAATAATAAGGAGTCTCCTGACGTTATTGGACAATGGGTTAAAAATTCAAACGATGAATATACAATACCCAATTTAGGTATTTAATCTCAAATTTTAATATATAATAAGGGTAAATGGAACGTCTGATTGTTTTTTTTAATAAATGCGGAATTGTTTGTGAAAACATTGACACACTTGATGGTTTCCAGATTCCTCGCGAGAGACTTCTTGACAAGGATTTATATCAGGAAATCAGTGTTTTAATACCAGACCTTAAAAAAATGTTCTCGACATCCTCACATACATCATTACATTCTAGTGCGGAAAAAAAACAACAATGGCCATTGCTTAATCTTGTAAGACAAACTTTAAAAACGATTGGATATAAGCTAGAACCTAAGCGTTTATGTGATGGTTATGATGATTTTAATAAGAAAAAATATAGAAGAGTATTTATAATAAGAAGTTTAAATAATAACATTACTACATCGAATGATGAGGTTTAATGACAAACTATTCGTAATCGTCATCATTACCAATATCGTAGTTATATTTATAAAGATAATATGCTAATCTGTCTGGATGATAACATTTCATCATTAGTTCCTCTTCTATTCTGGCTGTAAGTCTGTTTTTAATAGCCTCATAATCTAGCTTAAATATTGCTGGATTTTCACTAATCCAATCCCAGTTAATTTTATCAGGATTATTTTTGAGTAGTTCGCCTGCGTTTGGGTTTATTGTTAGCAATCCCCAATTAATCTTATCCAGATTATTCTTGAGTATATTAATAGCGTTGATATTCCCAGATAGACTATACCATGCTATTTTATCCAGATTATTTTCAAGAATCGAAATTGCATTAATATTACCTGATAACCATGCCCAGTTTATTTTGTCTGGATTATTTAACAATATCTCTATTGCGTTTGGATTTGCAGATAGGGATGGCCAGTGGATGTTATCCATATTGTCCTTAAGAATATGGATAGCATTGGGGTTTTCAGACAACCACAGCCAATCAATCTTGTCTAGATTTTTCTCTATAATACTAATTGCGCAAGGATTACTTGAAATATTTACCCAATTAATCTTATCCAGATTTTGCTCTAGTAAATGAATTGCGGATCTATTGCATGATAGGAAATCCCAATTGACTTTATCCAAATTTTTCTCCAAAATACGAATTGCGTTTGGATTCATAGACAACGAGTTCCAGTCGATTTTACTCATATCCCGCTCGAGTATTCGTGTTCCATTTGGATTATTGGAGAGATTGCTCCATATAATCTCATTTGTTTCGCCCGACATATGGGTATCAATGTAATCTATCGCGTATGGATTTTGAGCGAGTTGGAGAAAATCAAGTTTGTCTATATCTACCCAATCTTGTAGTTTGTATGGTACATAATTTATGTGTGTCTTCTCGGCACTATCGCAAAACCTCACGCTTGTGTAAAGGCACATTGGATTTGAATAAGTAGTCATTATACCATAATACTATAATCAACAAGGGATTTCAATTTTTTTCGTATATATCACTTCCTATGTCATAATTGAATAAACGCAGATATCTCTCTAACCTATGCGGATGATAACATTTCATCATTAATTCCTCTACAAATGGTTCGATGCGCTTTTTCAATTCTGCGTAATCTAATAAGAATATTTCCGGATTTCTAGATATGTTAATCCAATTTATTTTATCCTTGTTTTGTTCGAGTATATCGATACACGATGGGTTCAATGATAGCGCAGACCAACTAATTTTATCTATATTGTCTCTAAGTATTTGACCGGCACTTGGGTTTATAGAAAGAGACGACCAACATATTTTGTCCATATTTTTACTAATTAATGGTATCGCATTTTCATTATAGCATAGAATATTGTATATATGTTTAATATTCCATGAATCATCGAGGGTTAGATAAGGGTTTGAAGTGTTAATGATGTTACTAAACATGTGAAGTGCTGACGGATTTGAAAGAATAAAATACCAATTAATTTTGGACGAATTCCTCTCAAGCAAGTTTATAGCGGCCGGATTACAAGAAAGATACAACCAATCTATGCGTTTTATATTATCTTCAAGAAGCGAAATTGCTGCTGGATTCTTTGATAATGCGGACCAGTCTATTTTCCCTTTATTGTCATTGAGAATATGTATAGCCGATGGATTTTTAGATAGACCAGTCCACGATACCTTATTTAAGTTCTGTTCTAATAGAGATATTGCGTTTGGGTTGGTAGATAAACGATTCCAGTTTATTCGTTCCTTATTCTGTTCAAGTAAAAAAATAGCACGTGGGTTATCACAAAGAAAATCCCAGTCTAATTTATCTAATATTATCCAATCGCGTAATTTATATATCGGAAACGACATTTCTAAAGTATGTCTAATAAAATATTTTTATAATAACGTCAATAATATTTATAATTCCTTCGATTATCATCAATATTATACTAGCAGCGAATGTTTGATATGTATAATCGTTTTCTCGCATATCGCATTCACATATATTACTTTCTGTAATTGTTTCTAATGACGCGATATTAATAATTGAATAATTCATATCAAGCTTTGGTAGGGATTTTGAACGTTTTAAGTTTGATGTATTTAATCCAATATCAGGTATTGTTTGCCATACAATAGGATTGTTAAGATTTGGGTCTACCGATAATATTTTACCATATCTCATTCGTGAACATGTAAGTGAACAGACGTGAGCATCACAACAACGATACATAGCATTATATTGAATTGTTTCGTTTGTTATAAGCTCATTACATTCAGTACATTTATAGCTTTTCATTTGTTTCATTTGTTTCAAATATTTCATTATGTAGATATAATATTGTAGTTTCAATTTTATCTAAAAGCAATATACAACAATAAAGTCTTGAAGCTAATCTCTTTTCAACATTCAGAGGTATATGAACATCCACTTTATTAAGAATATTAAGTAGCGAATAGGTAAGGTATCATTTGCGTCGTGTTAAATAAAATTGAAATGGATT